TTGCAGAAGTTTGCGCGTGGCGCATACCCGCAGTTGGCAGATCAGATTGATGCAGGTTTGTCGTTGGAAGATGTTGGTGCGAACTATCGTCGTTATGCGGCTGATCTGTTGGAGCGTTCTGAGGATGAGATTGATATGTTCTCAGGGCCGTATCTGAAGGCTTTTGGAACTAAAGACGGTGGACAGTTGTCGTTGTCTGATTGGGTTACAACTGTCAAGAGCGACCCTACTTTTGGCTGGCAGTACACGAAGCAAGCTAATCAGCAGGCTACGGATATTGCTTTAAGTTTGGCTAGAGCCTTCGGAAAGGTTGGATGATGAGTGACACAGGTTTAGGTGGCGTAGATTTTTCTCTTGGTTTGGAGAATCTCAATACTGAGTTGGCTGCATATTTTGCAACTCCTGAAGGTCAAGCAAATCTCGCCGCCTCTGGTCTGGGTGGAATAAACATCCCTGATGCTGCTGTCCCTGAACCTGTACGCCGTGAACAGCCCATTGTCCCTGAAACCGAAGTTGACCCTCTTGCAGTAGCGATGCAACAGGAACTAGAGTTCCAGCAACAACAGATCGCTTTGCAAACAGCGCAACGCCGTCGTGATGCCCGCGCAACAATGGCTGATGTTCTCAACACTTACGGGTTGGGCGAACTGTCTGACTACATCTACAACGAAATCATCGTCAAGGAAACTGTCAATATCAACAACCCTGACGCAATCATTTTTGCTATTCGTGAACAGCCTGCCTATCAGAAGCGGTTTGCTGGTAACGCTGCACGTTTGAAAAAGGGGTTGGCTGAACTCGACCCTGCTTCGTATATCGGTTTGGAAAACCAATACCGTGAAACCCTGCGAGCCAACGGTTTGCCAGCCAACTTCTACGACCAGTCTGAGGACTTCCAAGCCTTAATCGAAGGCGATGTTTCTAATGCCGAGCTGAACGAACGTGTCCAGCAGGGTTATCGTGCTGTCGCTGACGCTGATCCAGCAGTCAAAGAACAGATGCGAAACCTGTACGGAATCGGTGAAGGTGAACTAGCCGCATACTTCCTTGACCCACAACGCACAGCCCCACTACTCACCCGCCAGGCACAGGCCGCCAACATCGCAGCCCGTGGACTAGAGCAGGGTGGTATTCAGTTGACTGGTGCGTTCGCTGAGGATTTGGCTCGACGAGGTATTACTGAGCAGCAGGCTCGCGCAGGGTTCGCTGAAGTCGGTGCTTTAGGCGAGTTGCAACAGACTTTCGCGGGTGAGACTGCACTATCCGGTGAACAACTGGCAGGTGCGGCGTTCGGGATTGATGTCGCCGCGCAACAAGAGTTAGAGCGTCGTAAGCGTCAACGTGTTGGTGAGTTTGCTGGTGGCTCAAGTGAGGTGTGTGTATACTGTTAATGTTCGGTTACGAACACCATTGGAAACCCCCCGATTTCAATGTGCAAAAGGGGTGAGACTTGCAGCCATCACGTAACCTCCAGCGTGATGTGGGCAGAAGGAGTGGGTCATGTCAGATGCAAACTACGAGTTTGAGGATGATGTAATGCAAGACCAGCAGCAATCGAAGGACCCTGTGCGGGCGCACCTGCGAAAACTTGAAGCCGAAAATAAGGCTTTACGCGAGCAGGCAGCATCAGCAGAGGCAGCCCGACGAGAACTTAACTTCGTGAAAGCGGGCGTAGACCCGAACGATCCGAAGTACAAGTATTTCGTTAAAGGCTACGACGGTGAATTAACACCGGAGGCGATTCGACAAGCAGCAGAAGAAGCAAGTCTCATACCTAGCCAGAACAAGGAAGTGGTTGCTGAACAGCAGTCATGGAATCGGGTGGCACAGGCAGCGCGAGCTGGACAGACTAGCGAACCTCCTGTTGATTACGCTCAACGTATTGCACAAGCAAAATCCGCGGATGAAGTGATGCAACTGCTGGCCCAGGCGAGAGCCGAAGCAGAAAAATACTAATCACTCCCCATTGGATTCACATTCTTTGGGGCTACCCCTAAAGGAAAAGACAAATGTCTTATACCCAACAAAGTTCGGTTGATACCGACCAGGCAGCGTATGATCGTTTGGCGTATTTCGCCCTCCGTTCAGAACTCTTGTTCGACCAAGCAGCCGATGTTCAACCAACCAACCAGTCAATGCCTGGTTCTTCGGTAATCTTCACGATTTTCGCAGACCTCGCAGAAGCAACCAGCACACTTGCTGAAACCACTGACGTTACACCTGTAGCGATGAGTGACAGCCAAGTGACTGTAACCCTTGCCGAATACGGCAACACCATCAACACCACCGCAAAGCTCCGTGGAACTTCGTTCTTGGACATTGATGCAGCAGCAGCGAACCTTATCGGTTACAACGCTGGTGACTCAATCGACAAGGTTGTTCGCGACGTTCTTGCTGGCGGTGACAACGTTGCCTACGGTGGCGGTGGATCATCTGATCCTTCAAGCCGTGTAACGGTTCAGGCTGAGGACATCATTGAAGCCAACGACATCCGTAAGCAGACTGCTGCTCTACGTGCTGCAAACGTTGCAACCTTCAATGGTTACTACATGGGTTACATTCACCCAGACGTTTCCTATGACCTTCGCCGTGAAACCGGTGCAGCATCATGGAACGCCCCACACGTTGCTGTAGACACAGCAAACATCTACAACGGTGAGATCGGAACCTTTGAATCAGTACGATTCATTGAAACCCCTCGCGCAAAGGTGTTCGCTAACGCATCAAACGGAACCAGCACAACTGGAACGATTGACGTGTACTGCACACACATCATGGGTCGTCAGGCGTTGGCTAAGGCTTACAGCCAGGTTGACGGTAACGGCATGGTTCCGAAGGTTGTTCGTGGACCTGTTGTTGACTCGCTCATGCGTTTCAACCCAATCGGTTGGTATTGGCTCGGTGGCTATGGCCGCTTCCGCGAAGCATCGTTGCGTCGCATTGAGTCGTCATCCAGCATTGGTGTTAACGCTTAATTGAGTTAACCCTCCACAAGATGTGGGGTAGCCGAGTCCCCTCGCTCGGTTGCCCCACTTTTTGTATTTGGTATAGTCTTTTTAGCGAAAGGTTTGTATGTCGATTTCTAATTATGCGGAACTGAAAATCCTTGAACACACCACAGGCAAGACTGCTTGGACTATTCCTTCAAACGTGTATGTGAAGTTGCATACTGGTGATGCTGGTGAGGCTGGAACTTCTAACGCTGCTACTGAAACGACTCGCAAGGTTGCTGCTTGGGCTTCAGCAGCGTCGGGTTCTATTGCGACTTCTGCGACTTTGGAGTGGACGAACGTTGCTGCTACTGAAACTTATTCGCATTGGTCTATGTGGGATGCGTTGAGCGGTGGTAACTGTTTGTGGACTGGTGCGTTGTCGTCGTCTGCTGCGGTTACGGCGGGCGATACTTTTCAGATCACTTCTCTCACGCTGTCGCTCGACTAGCCGTTAGGGGATAACCCCTCATGGCGCAAACAGCAGTCA